TGAGGCAAAGCGCCTCATCTGCTTTAACAACCAAAGGTTGTTGTACCCGGTAAGCCGGTCCAGGGGTGAAAATGTACCCCGAAGTCGCGGTTAATTCCTTAAGGGAAATTAACCCAACCCACTTTATAGCCTGAAACACCGCGTGTGGATACACCCGCAGTGCTCATGCCATAAAGTGCTGCAGCGAAGAGACAGCCCCCTTTCCAATGATGGAACGGAAGCTTCTTGGATACAGGTCGGTATACACGGAGATAGCGTAAGCCATTCCCGCGTACCCGCATCTGATACCCAGTCTCATCGTTGATCACAAGGTCCCCGTATGAAGGAGGACCCCGTAACCGGCGAATATCACTTGGCAAAGCATCCAAACACCGCATCCAAGCAGTGTGAGGAAAGCTATCCCGGAAATCACAGCCAGGGTCGTTAAGACCCAGACGGCGAAGTCCGTTAGCCAAGGATATCCACTCCTCGGGAGTGGAGGGATCGTCTTCAAGGTTATGCGCCCTCACGGGTGCGCCTAGGAAAAAATCACCGCCACAACTTTCGCGAAAGGGCCCATCAAGGAAAGTCTTCTCTTTATTAAGAGAGAAGCCACACCACTTTAGGATTTCGCAGAGATCCCGAGCGAACTCAGTGGGGACGATAATATCGTCGCCAAACACCGAAAAGTCAAGACCCTGGTTCCGGCAACCCACAGCGTAAGCTAGGGAAGCAAAAATTAAGGTCTCTAACTCGAAGGTGTAACCGTTACCCATACTTGAAAACTTTTCAAGACGGTACCAGCGTCCTCGGAAGAGGGTTGCAGGTGACCTGAGTGACGATAAGAGTTCGTACCAATCGCCTGGAAGTAGAAACTTCACAAGCTCAAGGCAGACCGTATCGCTAGCAGAACTGAGATCGATAGTCGCGTGGCTTCCCGTCCGGGAAGCTTCGCGAGCCATCGATCGATGCCGATGCTGAGCGTGGTTCAAATCCTGTCCGGTGAAAAACAGGATGCGCTTCTTAATGGCGCGTCCAACACCCTTCTGGATGTAGACATTTCCACTAGGCTCAACACAGATACCCCGATCCTTCAAGGCCGTTTTTGGAACCGTTGTGAAACGATTTCCTCTAACAAACCTATATGGACCGTCCAGTGGTTGACGATTAACGAGATCCCTATACCAAGCCGTACGGCTGAGTATAGGATGGGCCAGAAAAACTGACCCACTCGTTAATTCAATGCGGCTCTCAATTTTATCAGGTATCGTCGTGAGATGACCCTTATTTCCGTAGGTAGCGCCGGGACCGAACCCACAATTAAGTGAGGTCGGCACAGGCCCGAGGCACTGAGCGATGTACGCCTTTGCTCGACCAAGACAATCTTGGACCGAGAGGTCGGAAAGTCCCAAAGGGAGTTCATTCCGAAGTACACCACGCAAACGTGCATTCGAGCGAGCGCACATCGCTTCGGATTCCAAAAAGGAGTCCTCGGCAACGCGCGCTCTAGTCCTCGCACTAACGATCGAATCTATACGGCACTTCCTGAGTAATTCAACACAGGAGGCGTCGCGAAGATAAGAATAGCTAGTGGAGTAAGCGCTGGGGTCTATCTTTAAAGAGAAAAGACCTTTATCACCCGTAAATTCACCGGCTTTTGCAAGCCGGAGAACCTCTTTCGAGACGGTTGACCCTACGGTGGAGCATAGTGACTCCAAAACCCGCAACAACAACGGTTGAAGGGTTGCCATGGCGCGGCCTGGTTAGATACTGCCCGTAGGGGCAGTACCGGCGCCGATGGATGCTTGAGCGAGAGCCGACGCGACCAAATTGGTCAGCATCGTACCTGCATCGAGCAGAAAGGACGCGGGCAGACTCGTCGGGAGAGTAATCTCCACGTGAATCGGCACACGGTCTTTCGCCACCTTGAGCCCGGTAGCGGCGTCCGTGTACGTGAACGGAACAGCACCATCCATCACGATCTGGCGCGCCGTTCTCGGTCCGTTGTCTTTCGACAACATCGAGAACGACGGCCGGGTCGAGTTGGGGGCAGTTCCGTCCCCGTCATAACGCCACCGAGCCGGAGACCGGTCACCAGCAGAACCGCTGAGTGCGGTGAAGGTCACGCTGGCCGCGGCCGCGTTCTTCACAACGATGTTTGCCATAGTAGGCATGAGGTATCCTTGGTGAGTAAGCCCGAAATGGGCATTAGAGGATCAGCTAGATCCAGTCAGGACCTAACAAACCCTTTGAGAGTGGAAACATTCTGCCGCAATAAAGCAACCGAAGTTCCGAGAAGCCACGGCGAGATTCCAGGCGTGCGAGCACGTTGGAACAGAGTCGGTCTGGCGAGGACGCGACGCTCCCTTACAACGCTAAAAGCTTGCCCACCGTTCTTCCATTCAGGAGGATCGGAGGGGGAGCTACTGCGTAACTGGTTATAACCAGCAAGGACACGCTTCTCCGTCACGTACGTTCTGAACAGCTCAACCCCCAACTCGTTTGAAAACGAATCGAGGAATTTACCAACTGGAAGAAACCAGTCGACAACGAAACTGAACGGAACGGCATCCCACGCAACGAAAGCTGGGTTGACGAGGCCAAGCTGGCGAGCGAGTAACAAATTAGGGTTTGTAATCCTAATTGACCCGCCCGCTGCCACAAGACCGGATTCAGTCCAGGAGTCTGATTGTGAAATCGGACCACCAGGCTGATCCCAGTACACTGTGGCATACACTCGGTTAGCAGGTTTCTTCACAGAGACCTTTACTGAGTGAAAACCGAAGTCCTGCTCAAGCACTGAAATCGCAGCGAAGATATCCTGGTATAACGGAACCCACCCGAAGGTGAATTCCAACCAGGCGCTTGCTGGGTCCTTAGTGCTGATCTTTCTAATTTCCCGTATACGGGAAGGAGAAAGACGACTTTGGTCACCGAGGAGTCGACGAGCGACCCCTGCGATGTTCCCCCTCTTGAGTTCCCGGATCGCACCAAACAAGGAAGAAACGCGGTTCTTGATCATCAACAGACTCTTTCCAGAGTCAATCGCTGATAGAGCCACGTTAGCCTTGTTACCCAACTTCTGATGAAGTCGGTCATAAGCGATGATATGCTCAGCATCAAGGTTGATGCCAGACAAACGAGAGGCTGCAGCAAGCCTCCCCCAGTAACCCGCGCCCTCACCTTCGCCTGCAGAAGCATTGCGAATGAAAGGGAGGGGTTCCAACCAGGGCCTAGGTTGTCGGTATCGATGAACTGACTTCGCGAACGAAGGAGTCACCTCACTAACAATGAAAGGACCAGTTGTGCCGTCGGGAAGATCTTTGGGACGGATGAGCCCAAAGGAACCCAATGACGCGCCGGTAGTGCTCAAAATATGAGCCCTACCTAGTCGGTCGAGCTTCCGTTGAAATACTTCTCCAGGTGAACCACCAGACTCTCCTGCAAAGAGGACAGATCGGCGCCACTATAAAGGTCGATGTTAGACATCAACACCCACAGGGCGACGGTGTCAATTTGCTGCTGAGTCATAGGGTTTCTCCGGATTGGTATAGACGGAGGCGCGAGCCTCAGATAACCCCTCTCGTGCATAGTACATAAGGGCGGCAACGCGTACGTAAATGCTGCGCAATTCCTCAACTGTTTTCCCACCAAAGAGATCATACTCAAAGTCACAAAGATCCTCATTAAGAGAATCAGACGTGCTTTGGGCAATGTCCCTCTTGACGGTAGGAAGTCGAGAAATGGCATCATTCAACGTATTTCGCATTGCAGTTCCTAGTACTTGCACGGAGG